TAGAGCAACAAGGTTTCCAGGTAGACCAAGAGGATCAGGAGATTATTAATGATTATTGAAATGCAAGAAGGCCCTTTAAAAACTAAAATAGGTGAATTTTACGACAGTAAAGGAATACAAATTAGAAGAGATCAAGAGTATATGATTTACTATAAAGATGATAAAACTACAACTTACGTTTTAAGATCAACAAATGAAGTGATATACAGGCTAAAGAAGCTAAATAAAGAAGTATACTATCTTCTCAAGCCAACAAAAAATAGAGATGACTATCCTAAAATAAAATATGCTACAAAAAAAGATTTACCATTTGACAGTTTATTTATGACAAGACATTTTGCAATAAATAAAATGGAAGAAACTCCAAAGATTATTGAAGTCGAAAAGCCAACAAGAACTAATCTGTTTAAATTTGTCAAGCTAGAATGGCAAATAGGTGGATCAGTAGAACAAGCAGAAATACATAACTCTAAGCAATTAAGAGTTGCAGAAAAGAAGATACCAGGAATATCAGAAGTAATACCTACACTTCATCTTCATCAGTCAAAGTTTGAAGACGACAGAAACTTAGGAGAATTATTACTTCAAAATCCAACCTATACAAATCCAACAGCACCAATAACAGAAGCTCAAGAACCTGAAGAAGAGCCAGTAATGCAACAGATGGCTGTGCAAAATAACACAGAACAAATTCAAAACAATCCCATAACACAGGTTAATTTAGACGCATTACCAGGACAGTGGATTTTTCAACAGAGTGGAGAAGAATATGTAGGGAAGTATCATCTACATCAGAACGGAGAAGCAATGATAAATCCTGGAGTTTTAGGTGTGAATCATCAATTAAATCCTAGTGAAATAATAGTTCGTGTAAATGTATCACAATCAGCGCCAGCAACACCAAAAATAAACACACAGCAAAGCCCACTTACCGGTGCACAGCAAGAATCAATGACAATCTCAAATAATGACACAGGTGGGTATTAGAAATATATTTAAATTTTCACAAATACAAATGATATATATAAACAAAGGTTATAAAATTGGTTATAGAAAGCAGACAACAATACAATGATCTGGTTAGTAAGCTAAGCAATAAGACAGTATTTGCAACAGCAGTTTCTGACGATTTTAGATACCACCCCGCAGAATGTGATCCAATTATCATAACAATAAAGTATAACGATGATGTTTATAACATCGTCTTAGACCACACAGAATCAGAAAGCTGGCCAAAAACTAATGAAATAGATTTGTCAGAATTATCAAAAATTAAAAGGTTTTTTGTAGATGATGCAAAAGAGTTTTATCACCTAACAGGTTTAAAGAACTGTTATGATGCAAAATTATTATCTTACTTTAATAATGAAAAAGTAGATAAGCCTGTTCTTCCACATGTTTTTGAACACTTAGGAACATCAAAAAAGCAAGGAATCAACAAGCTGATACCAATCACAAAAGTTATACAGTATTCAGAATCTAAATTAGCAACTATACAGGATCCTAAAAATATTACAAAACCCTACTTAAAATATAATAAGTCACTAATAACGTTTGCAGGATTAGAAAAGTCTGGTCTTAAAATTACAATGGGTCCTTTCAAAAGAGTTTTTAAGAATGGTTATGCATATTCAAATTTCAATATACTCACAACAACAGGTAGACCTTCTAATACATTTAGAGGAATTAATCTAGGTGCACTAAATAAGAACGATGATACAAGAAATCAGATAGTGACAAGGCATAATCCAGGAATGCTAGTTGAATTTGACTATGATGCATATCATCTAAGGCTACTTGCAAAGATACTAAAATATGATGTACCTGCTGATGTATCACTTCATCAGCACTTTGCAGATACAATTTATAAGTCTTCATATGATGAGGCAAAAAGAATATCATGGCAGATACTTTATGGTAATGTCAAAGTAACAGAAAAAGAGAACCCGTTTTTCTATAAAGTTGATAAAATGTCAGATGCACTATGGGGTTATTTTAAAAAGCATAAACATTTTAAATCGCATATTTATAGACGACAGTTTGCGTCAAATAATGTTCCTGATGCAAATAAAAATAAAGTATTGAACTATTTTATTCAATCGTATGAAACGGAGCAGAACATAGAGACAATAAAGAAAATACAGAGTTTTTTAAAGTCTCGTAGTACGAACATGATATTATATACGTATGATAGTTTTCTGTTTGATCTAGATAGGACAGAGGGACTGGAAATGATATTACAGTTAAAGAAAATATTAAGTGCAGGTTCTTTTCCTGTTAAGGTAAAAGCAGGATTAAATTATGGGGAAATGCAAGATATAACGGAGAGAATAAATGGACATTAATAAAGTTATAGGTGATGCTGTTGATAAGGTCTCACTAAAAACAGCAAACGGTATGGTCGACTTAAATGATGCATATCATGTATTTATGGTGCAGGAAGAATTAAAAAAACATATTCCTGACGATATTGTAGAAGGATTATTTGACAAGCAAATTATAAGTGAGGCAAATGAGTATGACAAATGGCCCAACGCAGAAGCATGGAAGCTCTATGGCAAAGGAGCAAAGCAAAAAGCATTCTTAAAATTTTTAAAAGACCTTCCTTCAGGTATGCCAAAAGATGCTACAATAAAAGTTTTAAAAAGCTTAAATGACCAAGAAGTATCTGATTTTTATAAAAAATTAGGATCAGATTCTAAGATAGATTCTCATACAGTTTCGGCAGGGTTAGATGCAAAAATATTTCATATTGATGCAAAAGGTATCGGTAAAGGAGAGGTGTATCTTGCTTGGAAAGTTAGAGGTGCAAAAATACAGGGAGGAAATCAAAGTTTTGATGTCGCATTAGGCAGCAAAAACTATGAAGTAAAAGATTACAGTGGAAAGAAAAAGAGTGGAGCAATAAGAGCAGGAGTAGAAGCATCAGTAAGTAAATTTGAATTTTGGAAGCAAATATTAAAAACTGTAGATGTCTTACAAAAAATGGAAAAAGAAGGAGCATTTGATGTGCTGTTAAAATCTTCTGACGCATTCAAGCCTCTAATAGCACCTAAAAATTACTTGCTAAACAGAGTAAACAAAAATGTTAAAATTGTAACAGGTGAATTTAACAAAAAAGATCAACAGCAAACGCAATTATTTTATGATATCGCAGGTCCTTTACTAGACTTAAAAGATGAGTCTGCAAATCAAGTAATATTTAAAGGGCCAAACTTAAAGCCAATATCATACGAGATAACTCCGATAACAAGAGGAGATATACAGTCAGGAATGACAATAGAGTTCTCATCATCTGCAGGACAAATTACTCCTGCCACTGCAATAAATTATTTAAAAACACTAAAATATGTTAGAAAGCCAGAGGCATTTAATGAAGACATACAAGCAGCAATAAACAAGATTATTGAAGGAGGAGAAGCTGATAACTGGGTGATATTTAGAGGAACAGATGCTAATCCAAGATTAAAAGTGATCAGCTCGAAAGGCACGAACTTTACATACTCAGTAATTAGCCAGAACGGAATTAAGTTTAAAGAGATGGAACTTTAATGATAAAACTAAAAGACATATTGCTAGAGGCAAAGTGGGATAACATTGCAGGAAGAGTCTGGGACTATATAATTAGCAATGAGATAAGAGTATCACAGGAAAAATTAAAAGAAATATCAGATGACGTCGCAAGACAGAGTAAGATTAGTAAAGACGGTTTGTACAAGGCAGTTAAAAGGGTAGGAGAAGAAAAGAATTGGTTTACTAATTTTATTATGACACCTGGCAAAAAAGGCGCAGGAGTCTTTAAGTGATAAAATTAAAGGATATATTAATGGAAGAAAAAGTTATGAATACTGCTGGAATAATATTAAGAGATCCAATCGCAGGTGTTGTGTTGGTTAAGGATGCAACAGATGCGTATGAGTGGGGAATTCCAAAGGGTAAAGTGGAGCCCGGAGAAGAACCAATCGATGCAGCATGTAGAGAGACGATAGAAGAAGTTTCTATTTTTGTCAAAAAACAAGGATCACATTTAAACAGCCCAGTTGAACTAAAAGCCACAAAGAAAAACTCAAGAGGTGGTAACTTTTATATTTATGAAACAAGAATGAAGATGGCTGTTTTACCAACTAAAAGTTTAGAGCACGAAGAAGTGCGGTGGTTTGATAAACTACCAGACAGAACAGATCCACGAATGAAGGATTTAATCTAATGAAAACACAATTATTATGTACGTTTTGTACAAAACAAGACTTTGAAGACACTACACAATTAATCAGTATGGCGTCTGAAATAGTATTTAACAAGATATACGTTTTTGAGAATATGGACGATAACAATTCTCTAATCTGCACATATAATGTAGAAAAGACAGAAGATTTTATACAGAACAATAAGACGATGGCAATTCACAGAAAGAAAGAGACAAATACACTATACACGATTAATGCTTTAAATGAAGCAATAAGAAAAGAGAACAATGGTGTATTGGATAAGTCTTACTCATTAAACTGGGAAAGCTATAGAAATTCATTACTGCTTACAAATGATGCAGGATTGAATGTGATAAGGACTAAGCTATATAAAATTATTAATGTTTAAAAAAATATATATAAAAACTGATTTTTGGGTCTTTAACAGTATATATATTATTGCTTATTAAAAATGCTTATTAAAATAAAGGCCCGAACGATTTTTAGTTTCCACTATATTAAAAGCTTAAAAACAGCTGTGGCCTTTATTTTTTTAAAAATGTTATAAAAAATTTAATTTTAAAAATGTTTCGCAATAAATATAAGCGTATTAATTGAATAATGAACACTTAACTAAGGAGTAATGACACATGGACTTATCCGTAATAAAATCCAGGTTATCACAACTACAATCAACCAATAACAGAACCTCAAATCTATGGAAACCTTCACCAGGTAAGACACAGATTAGAGTTGTGCCTTATAAGTTTAATAAGGACAATCCTTTCATTGAGCTGTATTTCCATTATGACATGGGCGATAAGAATTACTTATCTCCAATTTCATTTGGACGTCCTGACCCAATTGAGGAGTTTGCTACTAAGCTAAAGACTTCTGGTAATAAAGAAGACTATAAGCTTGGTAAAAAAATCGAAGCTAAGATGCGTACTTACGCTCCTGTCATCGTAAGAGGTGAAGAGAACGAAGGCGTAAAATTCTGGGGCTTTGGTAAAATGGTGTATCAGGAATTACTTTCTGTTATCGCAGATCCAGACTATGGTGACATCACCGATCCAGTAAATGGTCGTGATATTGTCGTTGAGTTTAAGACCAGCGAAGAAACAGGACGTGCTTTCCCGATGACGACTATTAGGGTTAAACCTAATCAGACGCCTCTCACAGAGAATGCCGACGTTATGAAGACTGTTAAAGAAACACAGAAGCCAATCACTGACATCTATTCTGAATTAGAGTATGATGATCTTCAAAAAGCACTAGAAGGCTGGTTAAGCCAAGAAGGTGATGTTGATGATAGTGAGGTTAATGATCCAGCAGTTGGAGCTAAAGCAGCTACAGCAACTGAAGACGTTTCTTCAGCATTTGACGATCTATTTAATTCATAAACTTAGGAGAACGCGATGAGCGAGAGACGAGATGTCCTTGCTAGCGAGCTAGCAGATAGTCTAAACTCCAAGA